TGCATTCCGCAATGTGGACAATCTACATATATGTAATCTACCTTTGGCATTTTATCCCTCGCAACTTGAGCATGTTAATAAACTACGACTTAGTTCTTGTGCAGGGTTTGTACCACGATGATAGTACAAAGTCTTGACACCAAGTTCCCAAGCCTCTATTAATAGTTTATTTATATCACGCGGTGGTGTAGCGGGATGGATCATAAGGTTCAGACTTTGAGACTGGTCAATCCATTTTTGTCGTGCTGCAGCTTGAATGATAACATCTTTTTGTGAGATTTCACCGAATGTTTTAAATACTGCCTTTTCTTCATCCGATAAGAACATTAGATGTTGTACACTACCACCTGTTACAAGAATAGATTTCCATACATCTTTTGTATCGTTCCCCTTTTCTTTTAATAGTTCTTTAAGATAGGGGTTCTTATATGTGAACTTACCTTTTGCTAAGTCCTTAACAAAGTAGTTACTATTTAATGGTTCAATACTCGGTGATACCTGTCCCAAGATAAAACTAGAAGATGTAGTTGGCGCAATAGCCATGGTAGTTACATTACGCATACCATAACCTTTAAGCAGCTCGGGTTCACCATACTCCTTTGCCATTTCAGCTGATGCAGCATAAGATTTTTCTTTAATGAGCTTATGTATTTGAACATTCAATCCGTTTGCTTCAAGTGATTCAAAGGCTATCATCTTAGATTGTAGATACGAATGCCAACCAAGAACCCCGATACCAAGTGCTCGTTGTGATTCAGCAAATTTGACTGTGCGTTCCATAAATGGTACATCTTTTGCTTTTTCAATAAACTCACTCATTACCGCATCTAGGAAGTAAGTCAATGTTTCGACGGCATCGGTATCTTTCCATTCATCAAAGTGCAACAGGTTCATTGACGATAAATCGCAAACAAATGAGTTTTCAGTATCCGTGGATAAACAAATCTCTGAACAAAGGTTAGACGCATGTACATCCATCTTCTTGTCTTTATAAACTTCGGGGCGACCCTTTTTAACTGCATCACTAAATAAGATATATGGATAACCAGACTCAAATCGCTTCTTAATCACCTTACCCCAAATACGGCGTTTATCTTTATCGCCGTCTACCATATCTTTCATCCACTTATCTTTGATAGTTACACCAAAAGACATGTTTTGAATACTATGCCCGTCATTACGAATAGATAAAAACTCTTCTACATCTGGATGATCTATATCTAGATATGCTGCAAATGATCCGCGACGAACAGATGATTGTGATACGATGTTAGTTACAGTCTCAAACAGTTCCATAAAATGAACAGGGCCATTTGACTTACCACCAGTTTTGATTTCTGCACCACGTTCTCTTAATTTGCCAAAGTAGGCAGAAGTACCACCACCCATTTTACTCATCATACCAACTTCTGCTTGTGTATACAGAATTGATTCCATAGTGTCATCGATATATGAACCGAAGCATGAAATAGGTAAACCGCGGTCTTTACCAAAGTTTGCCCAGATAGGTGATGCTAATGAGTACCAACCATTGGCCATATACTCTTCAAACTTTTTAGCAAATCCCTTTTTGTTGAGATTGGATTCAGCTTTCTTTGCAATCTCTTTAATGCGACCTTCTGGTGATTCACCTTCGTTTAGGTAACCACGCTCGAGAAACAGCCGACTGTCATCATTTAACCAATAATATTTTTCATTCATAATATATAATTTATACTAAAACAGGTCATCTTCGTCATAAGATTTATCATTTTTTGAATATTCTGTTGGACGCTTATAGAAGAAGTCTGTAGCAGTGTTACCCAATACATCTTCATCAAACCAAGTGGTTTTTTCTAGTAGTTCAGCATCAACATCATCAAAAACTGGTTCTATTCCAATGTCTTTGAGACTTTCATTCAAACGGTTTTTAATGAAGTTTTTCATGAGCGGAGAGCTCAAATGTTCAGACTGGTAACCATTTACTGACCAGTCAATAATTGCAGCTTCTGCATTATAAGCTTTTACACACTGTTTACGGATTAGATCGTGCAGCTCTTCGTCAAACAATTCTGGATATTCTTCTCTAATTGTATTAACTAATTTAATGCCGACCATTGAATGTATTAATTCTTCCTTTGATGTATATGCTACTTGTTGTGCAGTATCTTTCAATACATTTTTGAATCGATTGAAATAGTTAATAGTGTAGAATTGGCTAAACAACGAAACATTTTCTACATAAAGAGTAAATAAAATTAGTGAATACACATACTGCTTCTTGGAATCTTTATAGTACTTATGATTATACTTTCTTAGATACTTAACACGATTCTTAATAATGTCAAGTTCAAGGTTCTTTTGGAATACGTCTTCCATTTCAAGTACTTCGATTAGACGTTCGTATGCGTTATTATGGATTACTTCTACATTGGCCATTACATAACCAAGATCGGTTAGGCTCGGATGAGGAAGATTTTCACCTAGCTTTGCCCAGAATGTTTTTACAGCAACTTCAATTTGACCAATCGCGGACAAACATCTAACTATCATTTCACGTTCTTGTTCAGTAAGGTTTACCTTAAAATCTTGTATATCAGACTGAAAGTTAAACTCTTTATCAGTCCAGAATCCATTATGCATAGATTCGATAAAGTTTTCTGTCCAAGGGTAGCGATCTGGTTTCCGTGATACTTGTTCTTCAAATATTGTTGCTGACATCTATGCTCCTTAAATTAAGAATATATTATACTAAAAACTACTATAAATGTATAGTATTAAATGGAAGGATTATTGCGACGAATCAAATCTGTTTCATCTTCATCTTTTTTCTTTTTGAAGATGGGCTTAGGTGCTGATGCAATATCACCTGCAACCGTTTCTGATTCATCTATATCTTCCGCGAATAGAGCCTGTATATCATTAGCTGATATACTTTTTGGCAACATACCTTCTAAATCCTTTTGAGTGTGCAACTCTTTTGGATTAAACTTTTTAAAAATCTTATCCCATCCAGACAATGAGCTTTTCTTCATTTTAGATATACGAGAAGCAATCTCTTTTGATGTCAACTTTTTACCACCCACGGTGATAGCTTGGTCTTTTATTTCTTCTGTAGTTTTACCAGAAATTTCTTTCATAATCGATGTTATGCTTTTGTACTCGTCACTATGCATCTTCAATGTCCTCCTGTGTGATATATATGTAGTTCTTTGTTTTAGGATGATATACTTTGAACACTGAAGTTTCAAATATAGTACCACACGCTTTACAGTCTTCTTCTGCGACCACTTGACTTCCTTTTAATATCAGCTCTTCAGCAGTAATGGGAAGAAGTAAATTTTTGTTAAGAGTATAGCATCCTTCTAATAAGTAACCATCGTTATTTATAAACATCTTGTTTTCAACAAGAGTTAATTCTTTACAGTCTAAACCTGCTTCCAAAAGAGCTTCACTCATTTCGTCTTCTGATAGACCAGTGTGTTCTTTTATCAACCATAATGCAGCAAGGTAAGATGATACTGTAAGTTTGCCAACTATTGGTACTTTACGAAGGAGCTTTCTTAGGTTGAATACAAGCCGATGGAAGATAGTATATGAATTTTTTTCCGCTGAAGTTTCTGGTTTTTTGATTACCTTATATTCTTTGTCAATCACACCAGTCTTAAATGCAGCAGTCTTTTCAACGGGCATAGTCAAGAGACGGAGGAAACGGAGCGCGAATCCTGTGTCTGCAAATCTTAACATACTTTCGTTAATCATAACTTCCTTAAAACATTTACTATATTTGTATCTAAAGGTATTTCAGTATGCCAGTTCTGTGGTAGGTAGTTTAGGAAAACAAGAAAAGTTTTAAGTGCGGGTTTACACTCGTCATCAACTCGTAAAAATAACATTCTATTCGCTGCATCAATTTTGAATACATTATAGAACCCTATCAAGTGGTTGAGTATCAATCTTTCCTTTAGTTCTCCTTCTTTAACATACCTGCCAAGAAGACGCTTGACATACTTTATTTTACTGAAATCTTCCCAAAACTCTTCGTCTGACAAACAAGCTTTATTGGTATAATTCTCTACCGCGTATGTCTTAATGTTCTTCTCAGTTGGGTATAATATAGTCATACCGTTATTTATACTAAGAAGAACATTATATTACTACATGCCAGCAATAAGCTTTTTGATAGCGTCGTAGACTTCTGGAGATGGTTTCAGGCCAAGTTCTTTAGCAATCTTCTTGGGGTCTTTGACTCCTTTATCTACTAGACCGTGAAGCTCTTTCATTTTTCCTTCTTTGATCTGGATCTGCTCGATTGCGTAGTTAATCATAGCCTCATCCATTTCTTGAGGGTCTTCGGCTTCTTCCTCTTCACCATCTTTAATTTCTACATCAGATTTTTCGAGACTGTTCTTAGGTTCAACTTCAGCAACTTCTCCTTCATCTGTCATTGGAGGCTCCATAACCCTAACAGCGTGTGTTGCTTCTTCTACAGAATCATCTTCTTCTTTATCCATTGCCTTAGATATTGCAGCCCGTCTCTTTTTAAGATACTCATCAGAAGAATCCGTGTCTCCATCGTTATCGATGTCATCATCTTCTTTACCTACTGCGTCCAACTTCTTTTCTTCTAGGTCTTCGCCCATCATAATGCTTTTAGCGGCATCAGCAAGACTTTCCAACCCTTCTAGTTTTGCTCCTGTGAATGACATTTCATTCTCCTTAGTTTATTAATATTGCTGCACTAATGCCAGCGGTTACCAGTGCCCCAAGGACTATCCATCCAAATTGCACTATACTTGAAATTGTTCTTGATGCTAAGTGTGATGCTTCTTCTACAATTCTCAATCTGTCTTCTAGTTGATCTAGTTTTTCGTGAAGGTCATCTATTGTTGACCAGACTGCTACTACCTTTTCTTCCAAAGATGTGATTTTTTCCTCAGCGCGAGCAATAGATATTACAGCGTCTGCAAGTTTATCGATTTTTTCTTCAATTCGATCTAGTCTTGTTTTTTCGTTTGCATTCATTAGTTATCTACCTTTGCTCCTGCTCTCCATTGGTAACAAGACCAGTATCTTGCTTTCCATTTTGGCCCTGGGTTATCGCAGTTGTGTCTAGCTCTAAAGTTTTTTCTACGAGCTGGGTCATCACGTTTGATTTCCATGTTAGGATCACCAAACCGAACTACAACTACATTTCCTTTTTCATTCTTAACATAAACTTTAAATTTTTTCTTTTCGCCTGTTGTGCGAATAGGATCGTTAAGGGTTACCTTTTTCCCCTTATACTCAGCTTCTGTGACAAACACACCATCACACGTGCACTTACTATATTCCTTAAATGATTTCATCTATTACCGTACTTTCCATATTTTTTTCTGATTAGAAAATATCTTGTACACCAGAATATTTAGTATTGCCAGAAACTTTCATTTTGCCCGAAACCTTTGCAGCCC